TTTTTTTTTTTTTTTTGATAAAATCTATTATAGTTCTGATGTCTATTTTGTCATCAACTAACTTAATGCTATTTCTATCAATGACAAACCCATTAGGTCTAATAAAATCATTTATTTTCTCTGTTGCAATGTCATAATGCCTACTGGAATTTACAAAAAATTCTTTCTGCTTATTAATCAGCAAATCATCATTCTTAGTTGTACCATTGAAATAGACAGAGTATTGTTCTTTTTTATATTTATTGTACAAATAGTCTCCAACTCCTTTAATGTATTTTGAAAACTTTAAGGGTATAATAGAAGTCTCCGTAGAGTTGTTTATAGAGAATCTCATCAATTTGGAATCTAATGGTATTATCTTTCCTATTTGCTCAAAAATTTGGTTTCCGTAAACAAAGGTTAAAGTAGCCATTATACAAACACAAAACATTTGAAATGAAAAAATAAACCAACCAAAGTAATCAGTTTGATTTATAGGCGTTACAGTTTCTATTATTATTTCGTCATACAATAGATGCTTCAAATCAATTGCAGTTTGCTCAAATCGTCGCAGTACTACTATATATGCCAATGAAAAAATAGCGTTTCTAGTACTAATGAAATCTTCAGAGAAAGAGAGAATGTAAAATAATGGATACAAATCTGAATTATAATTTCCTCTAAGATAAACGCCTAGAAGCATGTAAGAAGTTAAACCCATTTTCACTGATGCTTGAGATCTAGTAGTCAGTCGTATGAAAGCAAGATTTAGAGCTATTATTAAGTACAAAGCTACATATTCGTCAAAAATTAATATTTGAGCATTAGTAGTATTAGTAGCTAAGAAAGTAGTAACTATCTTGAACATGATTAAGAAAATCAAAATCAATCTCTTAATGCTAAACCCTACTTTATCTGTCATAAAATGGACAAACGGATAATATATTTCGTTCATTGAGTAATTCCATATTATCTTGAAGAATAATAATAATAAAGCCAGTAAGGCCAAGTTTACCAAGATCTTAAAATGGTTTAAGCCAGTCAAAAATTCAAGTAATATGTTGTCTTCGTGAATTTTGCTGTTCACATGTGATATAACTTGGAGTGTTGCGTTGCTCAGCTGAGGCAAAACGTTATTCAACATCTCCATGTTAAATATTAAATTTACAGTATTATTTTGGTGATCGTGACTCATTAAATATTTGTTGTTG